TTACGAGGATCTCTTCGATTGTGGTGCCAGCTCTAACAACTGCTGTCTTGCCCATATCATCCCAGTCTTCCGAGAACTCGAACTTGACGACAGGCAGGTTTACCATGCCTGCGGTCAAGGTCTCGGTCTGGATAAGATAGGCGTCAGCAGCGGAACATTGAATCTTAATCATTTCATACTATTCCTCTCACATCACCGGCGGCATTGATCGCTCTCTGGAGTCCGCCGTAGCCTGCGCCGCCTGTCACGTCCATCTTGGAACCGTCGTCGACGACGGAGCCGGTTCCGGTTGGAAGGGGAGTGGGAGGCATAGCAGCCTGTGCGTTCTTGAGCTCTTCAATAAGAGCGATTCGCTCCGGCATATTGTCGTCACTGATTCTTTCAAGGAACTGAACAGGAGTGATGAAGCCGTTCATCAGCAGGTTCTCAAGTGTCTTTGTTGCAGCCATCTCAGAGTAGTAAGACGATGCACCGACGTCGAGCTTAATCATGAATGCGTGATCCTGAAGAATCCTGAAGTCGAACTCCTTCGGAACCTCTGTAGGAATCTCAAGATCCGGGTTCGCCTGCTGTGCGAACATGGCAGCTTCACGTTCTCTTGTCGTGATCGGCATATCTACATAGCGTTTCTTGTAATACACGCCCATCATTTCAAGATCGACTCTGGCAAGATCTTCGATGCTGTTGTAGATATTGTGCTTCGTGATATCGTGCGGAGTCTGAGCCGCACGAGTCAGGGCAACGATAGCTGATGTGTTATCCGGTCTCGAGTCGCCCATTGCAACAGCGGTAGCACCCTGAGACTTCTCTGTCTCTTCGGTAGTAAGCTGAATGTACTGAGCTACCTGCGGATTCATCTGCGGAACTTCGAGAGACTTAGCTACGTTGTCAATACCACCTTGTACGCCGATGGCAGCACCGATTCTGTTATCCCAGTACTTGATTCTGGTTCTGTCGTAGATGATCTTACCGCCAGCGTCTTTCATCATGGCGAGCATCGACATTGCATAGCTCTTGTTGATAAAGATCTGGTTCGGGATCAGAGGAGTGATCATACCAAAACCGTGATAGGAGTCGGCGACGTAGTCCCAGTTAAGCCAGACTATCGGGTAAAGGGTAAGTTCTGTGTCCCACGGCTCCTTGACAGAACACTGTCTCGTGTATCGATAGCACCAGACATGGCCTGTCTCGTCGTCCTTCCAGTACATCGTGAGTACTGTAGTGTTGCCGTCAGTCCACTTGGCGGAGTCAACGTGGTTGTCTTCTTCGTCCTCGGAGCAGATATCGTTCCAGTTCGCAATCTTGTTGCGCTTAGCTTCGAGCTTTACGTTTCTGACAGGATACCGTTGTGCTATGATAATGTAAGGCTGATCCTGCACGCTTCTGTCTGCGGGGTTGCCAAAGAATACTCTGGTGTTCTCGATGAGCTCGTGCTTGATCTGGCCTTTGGCTTTCTGCCCGGTCTCAGCTTTGGCGTCGAAGTAGGCGTGGATACAGCCGTCGCCGTCGACGGCAGCGTTTCTGGCGTACTCCTTCACCATATACGGTAGCTTGTTGCGCTCAAAGATAGCTTCAAACTCATGGTTGACAACCTGAGTTATCTGCTTCAGGTCATGCTTGCCCGGCATATTCGACATGAGCGTCGCATTGACCTTGATATTATCGGAAGTGATGACGGCGACGACGTACTGCGTTACTCGCTTCAGAATGTTGATCTGCGGAGTAGGCAAGCCGTTGTTCTCCACGCCTTCCCATTGCTTGCCGATAAAGAAGTTCTCATTGTTTTTGACTGTTTCGGAAAGATTGATCTGCTCGTTGTAGCGGAGTCCTTTCTCGTAGAACTGATACCCTACAATGTGATCAGGTTTCTCTTTTCCCTTAAACAGCCCGAGACTTTCCTCAATCATTTTTCAGTCTCCTTCTGATGGAACGGGTTGTAGTTCATGACGCTTGCCCAGTAATCAGGATGTTTTTCGTTCTCGGTTTCGGACTTAATCATCTTCATATAATCTTCAAGGCTGTCAGCACGTTCTCCGAGCTCAGCGACAACCTGGGAAAGATGCACAAGCATATCTCTGTTCGCTTCATGTTCGACAATGCGAAGCGTGAGTTCGTTGCTATTCTTCGTTACGATAACAAACAGAGAGGCAACAGCTATAGCCATTGCTGCGATAACTCCCCAAACAATAATCATTTGATTCCTGCTCCTTCGAGTTTTACGACGAATTTCTTTTCCTTGTTGTCGAGCGGCTTGTCTGAGTACCCGCCGTTCTCCTCCTGTGCCAGAAGCATCTTGCATCCGGCAGCCGCCTTCGGATCAATCGCCTTCCGGCTGAGCCAGCTCTCACGACGACGACGGGCGTACAACAGCGGGAGTTTGAAGTCTTCGTCTTCTTTCATGGCGGCGAACTCCTCATCCGTGATCTGGATACAGTTCAGGAGCCCGGCAAGATCTGCGAACTGGCCTTTCTTCTCGACGTCGTCGTGGTAGAACATGATCGCCTTCATGAGCGTGTCGGGATCGAAAGTGTACCGGCCTTTATATGGTTTTCCGTCTGTAGTGTGTATCATGCGCTGAAGTACTCCTCGGGTATTTCTCCTCCGAACAGGTAATCGTCATAGCTCTCCTTGGTAATGTAGTCGTCTTCTTCGACTTCTGGCTCCGGGAGAACAGCAGTAAGCTGGCGATTAATGCAGAAGTATCTGATTGCGTCAACCGTGTGGGTGATGTCGTGCGGCTCTTTGGCGCAATCGGAAGGGTTTCTGTCATCATGTTGGATAGATTGAAGATCTTCGATGGCAAGCCCGACCGAGCTGAAGAACATCAGAGCAGGCAACTCTTTCGGTGCTCTGTCTTTACCGCCGTAATGCTTGATAACAAACTCGTCATGTAGCGGGATAGGCTCAAGCATAGATCTGGTAATTATGTGGCCTTGGACTCGGTTGTTGTCAGACTTGACTATCGGCAAGCCGTGGGATGTGAAGATCTCCGCCATAGTCTTGCCGGTGTCTTTCTGGCGAGACCACATATCGGGAGGAGCATAGGTTATCTGGATTCGCTGCTGTTCCTTAGGAGGCGTGGCGTCAAGGGCAAGCTTTGCCGCGTCCTGAACGTTCTTGTTCTCAGCCTCAAGACAACGGATACACCAGCAACGACCATCTGTATCGACAGCCCACCAGAAGCAGGCGAACTTATCAAGACCATAGTCAAAGCTTCGGTACAGCTCCCAATGCGGAGGAATAGCAAAGCTCTTGACGACATGAATGCGCTCGTCGAAGTTGTCGAAATACTGACCGCTCATCACGTTCCAGTCGCCGTAACGCATGGCGTCGGACTCGGCCATCTTGGAGATGTCTTCAAGGTAAGACTCGTTCTCTTCAAGCATTGCGACATTATCTTCGGCTCTGGCAAAGATGAATTTGTAGTCGTCAGGCTTCTCTGTCTTCTCGGGGTGTTCAGAATCTGTCTTGAACTTCCTGTCTATGAAGAGCCTTTTAACCCAGAAGTGGCCTACACCTCCGGGGTTGCAAGTAAGATAAATTCTCTTGGGGAAGCCTTTGCCGACATTGCCTCTGAGACATCCGGCAAGATGGCGGAACATTCTCTCGGTAAACTGAGTAGCTTCATCAATAATGATGATGTCGTACTCTTGGCCTTGGTACTTACGTTCAGACTCGTTGCCAGCCCAGTTGCCGTACTGGATAGTGGAACCGTTGTAAAACGTGAGCTTGTGGTTCGCTCCGTTGTACGACACCATCTCCGGCGGAAGCAGAAGAAGATTCGGTTCTATCTGGTTCTGTCTAACGTCGTCGTACGTCGCACGCAGGAACAAGATGCGGATTCCGGGATACTTCCATGCAAGCCAGTCTCCAAGAACTCTGACTCCGTGGCTCTTACCGCCCGCTTTTGCTCCGCCGTAACAGGTGAACTTCGTCGTCGACTCAAACAGCTCCTGCTGTTTCGGATTCAGTTTTCCGAGATCAAGGACTACTTCGTCCCTTCCGGTTCGAGCTGCACGTTTAGCCATAGTCTAAGTAGATTGGACTTCCTTTGTAAAGTCAAAGGGTCAAAGTTGACACCCTGACCCTTTGCGTGACAAAGCTCGGTTTAAAAAGAATTATCAGTTCTTTAGTTACAGATTGCTGTACGAGCTTTTCGTTTAAAACAAAGCGCATTATTTAGGAGTCGAACCCAAAATCAAAACCACATCGATTGCTGTATGCGCTTTTATTATTTTTTGGAAGGTACTACAGGCGAGTGAGCAGCCCACCTGTTTTTCCGGTACCCCCGCCGCCGCGTCGGCTTGAATTCAATTTCTTTTGTAAGAAAGATTCGCGGATTATGGAGGCACCAGTTGGCTTCGATCCAACGACTTTCCGGTTAACAGCCGGACGCTCTACCAGACTGAGCTATGATGCCATAAGAGGAGGAGGGATTTTCACCCTCGCTGTTTGTTCCATCCCAATGCGTCTCGTCAGACAACACAACAGCCGTGGGGCGTGAGAAAGGAGGTCAATGCGTATGAATCAGCATCAACAGAAAACACGGTTCATGGCAAAAAAAGAATCCGCATCTACACAATAGCATACGACGTCGTCGTTGTCAAGTTTAATTGGACAAAAAGTTTTGGCGAAGTTTCAAATGTGTATGAGATATTATATATATACCTCAGGAGAAACACACCGTATGTTTTTCCGGCACCCCCTCCTTGGGGAGCAACCACGCCAGCGGAGGGAGAGCAAGACCACGCCCAGCCGCGCCAGAGTCTAATCGCCCCCACGAGGGGAGGGGGATG